ATATATAAAAGTACATTCTTATTCGTATCATTGGTTACCTTACTGGTCGCCAATCCAATTGATGACAAGGCATCTACTTTTGTAATTAACGGAGCACCCGTTAGCAGTATAGTCAAAGAAGAGCAATATCTAATCAAAAAAGGATATGCTATTCATTATAGATTTGATACCAAGACTGCGGAATATGTTGTAGAACATCCTACAAAAGAAAATATCCTCGGCGGCATAAAAAGACAAGATGACTTTAGACCAGATCCAGAAGTTGCCGTTAAAAACCAATCTCAACTAAACGATTATGCTGGAAATCCATTTGATCGTGGGCATCTTGTTCCTGCTGGCGATTGTACACAAAACGCAGAAGTAATGAGCGAAAGTTTCTTTCTTACCAATATGGTTCCTCAAGTACCAAATCATAATCGTGGTATTTGGAAACAGCTAGAAACATGCGTTCGCAATTGGGTTGTAGATGAAGGCAAAGATCTTTATGTAATTTCTGGTACAATATACAACAAAGAATACAAAAGTATTGGCACAAACAAAGTTGGTATTCCAGATTATATGTGGAAGATTGTTATAGACAAAAAGAGCAACAAGTCTATATCATTTCTATTTCCAAATGCTCCACTTCCAGTTGAAGACTTGCCAAAATATATCGTATCTATTTCGGAAATAGAAACCAAAACAGGTATCAACTTCAATCCTAAGTTGACCGATAAACAGCAAAAAGAACTTGAATCATCCAAAGCCGATCAAAAAGATTGGTCTGGCTTGGTCAAGAAATAATATCAGCCTGCGGATTTAAACACCGTAGCGTTCCAATCCATTCTCTTTTTCACGCCGCGATTCTTCGTTGTACGATATTCGGCGTGATTAAGATATTCTTTGGCAGCATCTGAAAATTTGTGTTGCGCCAATAGATCCATTGTCCTTGGTCCCATATCTCCACGATACAAAGCATTTATAGTTGCTATCTTTACGGTTAATGGAAGATTGTCAAAATTTGGAATTTTGGTGTTAGCGAAGTTAATCTTTTTATGTATGTCTTTTTCAAGCAATTTTATTGCTTCATCATCGCTTATACCTTTGCTAAAATCTTCGCCTTTTTGTAATTTGTGACCATAAGCAATTGTGGCACTTCCACCTTCAATACTTTTGTGTGGAAACCATTTTTTTAATTGCTTATTATATCCACCACTTGGGTTTTCTTTGCTGTTCTCAAAGGCTTTGATTACATTCACGACTTTAGAAGATAGATCTCCAGAGTCTCTCTTTGCACTAAAATCGATATTAGGTTGTGTATACGGCTTTCCTGCCATATCTCCAGCGGCCTTTGCATATGCATGTTGTGCCGGTGGTACTACAAACTTTACTTGGGGTGGGGGTAAGTCTGCCACGGGAGCCTCCTTGAGTTGGATTTCCTGTAACAGATCTTTCAGCTTTATTATACGCATATATATCTATAAATATAACCTAAACCGCTTATCCGATATATTTATATAATATGGCAGACACATCGATTAATTATACTGTAGACCAAGATAGAGTAAGATGGCCGGGATCTGGTTCAGCAATTGTGCCGGGCAGTGGTTCTACTCCATTTGGATTTTATGATGCCGATACACAATTTGCGTTTGATGCACCAAATGCAGCAAAGTGGGCGGCAACTCGTCTCGGTTATCCGATTACCGACATTGAAATGATCGACTTGAACTTTTATGCATGTTTTGAAGAAGCATGCTTTGAGTATAGCGCGCAAGTAAATCAATTTAATATCCGCAATAACATCGGTGTACTACAAGGTAGTTCTGCCAATGTAAATCTTACACAAACAAATGTAGGAGCGTCTGGTTTGCCACAGATGATAAGGTTGGCTCAAGGATATGGAACAGAATTCGGTGTAGGCGGTCAGGTTGATTGGAAGAAGGGATGGATTGATGCAAAGGGTGGTCAACAAACATACGATCTTCAAGCATTATGGGGAAATGTCAGCGAAAGTTTTGACCGTATTGAAATCCGCAGAATTTTCCATGAAATGCCTCCTGCTGCGGCGCGCATCTATGATCCATTCAGCATGACTGGTATGAGTTACAGCAATGTGCTGAATGAAATGGGATTTGCTGGATATTCTCCCGCCACACAATTCCTCATGACTCCAATTTTTGAAGATTTGCTGCGCATGCAAGCAATTGAGTTCAACGACCTTGTTCGTAAGTCTGGATGGAGTTTCGAATTGGTGAATAACAAGTTGAAATTGTTTCCTATTCCAACCTACAACTTCAAGATGTATTTTGAGTATTTACTTGTCAAAGACCGCGACAGCCAAGGTATCTATAACTCTGGTTCGTTCTATATGTCTGGTAGCAATACATTGGTCACATCTTCTGTGATCGGTGATTATAGCAATGTACCATACAACAATATTCCATACAGCAATATCAACAGCGTTGGTAAGCAATGGATTCGCAAATATTATTTGGCATTGTGCAAAGAAGTTCTTGGTAGCATTCGTCAAAAGTATCAAACCATTCCAATTCCGGGCGCAGAAGTAACATTAGACGGTGGCGAACTGCGTCAAGAAGCAGCAACAGAAAAAACAGATCTTATCACTCAATTGCGCGAAAATCTTGAAGCCACTGGAAGAAAGGCTCAAATGGAAATACGCGAAGCAGAAGCGCAACAACTACAAGCAACTTTGCTCAAGGTTCCAATGGGCATTTACATCGGATGAAACCTTTTTCCATCTTAGACAAAGTACTTTCAAAGAATGAGCGCAGAAGAATGAAGTATGTTGGTTTGAAGAAAACGCTCAAACCAAATCTTAATTTTACTTCATTAGAGCGCAAGTATTACCTCATGCTCAAACAATTGGATGTGTATTATGTTCCACAATATCCAATGGGCGGAAGATTTTACGATGCGTATTTGCCAGACCATAACATCTTGTTTGAATTTGACGGTGCATTTTGGCACCCAAAGACAAAAGAAGATGCCAAATATGGATTCCAAAAGAAAGCCATGAAGGTTGATGAATTGAAAACCAAAATGGCCGAAGAAAAAGGAATAAGAATTATACGCATTCGTGAAGATGAGCCAATAACGCAAGAAGAAATGAAGAAATTAATCTTCTCATAACCATGCCAATAAAATTCAGAAACACAAACAATCTTCCTACCGGAGCATCCGGTTATAGTGTTTCGTTCGATGGTACTAGTCAGTATTTGAATGTACCAGCCAGTTCAAATTGGGCGTTTGGAACTGGCGATTTCACCGTGGAATGGTGGCAATATATGACAAGTCAGCCAGCACATCCTCGCGTTTTTGCAGTTGGAACATATCCAAGCACTTGGGTTGGCGTAAGCATAGAAGGTGGAACTTTTTATGTATGGGAAAATGGCGTTGCCCGCTTCAATTTTTCATTGACGGCGGGGGGATACCTCAATCAATGGATTCATTTTGCTATATCAAGAGCAAGCGGCACCACTAGAGTTTTTAAAAATGGAACGCAAATAGGATCTTCATACGCGGATTCAAATGATATTGCGAATGGATCGACCATATTGGCGATTGCTCAAGAAACCGCTGCCAACGCAGGCAGTTATTTTCCCGGTAAGATCAGCGATTTTAGAATATTGAAAGGAACGGGGCTTTATACATCGGCATTCACTGCCCCAACAACTCCTTTAACGGCTATAGCAAACACGGTATTACTCACTTGCAATGCGGCAACAATTGTAGACGGAAGCACAAATAACTATACTATAACAAATGTTAACGGTGCAACGGTTTCAAATACCGTTCCGTTTCCATCTTCGCCAGCGTCTATTAATGTGAAAATAAGAAACCAAAGAAACAATAGCAATACTAGTTATATAAAACTAAGATAAACATATGGGACTAAAAGGAAGATATTTCTCAGCACGCGATTTACGCATGGTAGGTCAGTTCAACGCTGAACTGATGGGTGATATTATTGAGAACATTATCCAAGTGTTTAAAATTTGCCCAAATGAAACCAAAACCAATATTTACGGCGAAACTTCTTCAGAAACAGGCAAATGGTATTATCCAGCAATTCAAATTTCGGCACTTGTTGAACGCAGTGATATGGAAGCCGAGTATGATGATTTTGGACCAAATCGCCGTCAAGATTATGTATTTAAGATGCGCGAGAAGATGCTGCAACAACTTGGATTTTATCCAGAAATCGGAGATGTTGTATTCTTTAATGATCGTTACTACGAAATAGACAATGTGGTGCAAGAACAGTTGCTGGGTGGACAGCCAGACAAGAGCCACAGCATTATCTGCAACACGCACTACACGAAATACACTTCACTCAACATAATGGAAAGAAACGACTAATATTTATGAAAAAATCAGAACTAATAGAATTAATAAAGGAAGTACTCTCGGAACACAACGGAGCACCGGGTCAAGTTGGTTTTTCGCCAATGTATCCGGGCCAAATGTCTATGCATCTTGGACACGGTATACATGTACCACTCACCCAACAACCAACTCAGCATTTTCATGGACCGACGCGTGAAGCTACGCCCGAAGAAGCAATGTTTGGATATGTTGCTATCATCTTGGCCGGTGCTGCTATTCTTGCTGTTGCCGCTCCGCAACTTTGGAGCGGGATCAAGAACAAATACAAGCAATTTAAGAACGACATTGAAAATCAAAAATTGGGTGAGACGGTAAGTCTTGAAGATTTGGCAAAAGAAATTGAAGCCGCTACAAACAAACTCACCCCAACCGTGAAAAAGACATTGGGTCGTATGTTTAATGATGCCAAGAATGCAGAAACTCCAAAAGAACTTGGTGCTCAAGTTTCAAAAATCAGAAAACACATTCAAAGATACGGCAAGACTTTGCAAGAACTAGATCTATAATATGGCATGGCGCGGACCAACTCCTAAACCGGCAATAAATAAGCCAGTACCAAATCCCATAAATTATGGGCCAGAACTTACTGACTCGAAAAAAGCAGTTACGCAAGCTGCGGTTGGTCCCGAATACAAGCCAAATAGAGCATTTGATATAAGACGCGATACAGATAAACAGAAGAATTTTTCTGTTAGTTTGGTAGATATCGACTCTACGATATTGACACATATGGACACCGTAATCAGTCCGACCATCGTTGATTCTGGTCGTCAGATAAAAGTTCCTATCAATTATGCGTCACCAGAAAGATGGAAAGCAATTCGTAAAGATGGTGCAATGCGTGACAAGAATGGAAAAATTCAAACCCCCGCAATAGCATTTCGTCGAAGTGCTATGCAAAGGAATGACAGTTTAATAACACTGAATCGCTATTTGCAATACCCTGTAGCGAAACAGTTCTCTGAAAAGAACAAGTATGATAGGTTCGGAGCCATGAAGGGCTTTTCCAAAACAAAAGAAGTATACAGCGTGGCAATGCCAGACCATGTTATCATCAATTACGAGTTCATTATATGGACCGAATTGATTGAACAAGGCAATGCAATTGTTGAAGCGATCAACTTCGCCACAGAAGATTATTGGGGAGACAAAAAGCGTTTCAAATTTAGAACATCCATTAGTGATTATAGCTTTGAAACTGCGACAGATGCGGGGTCGGATCGTTTGGTAAGAACCACATTCACTTTGATGTGTAATGCATATTTGCTACCAGACAAGTTTGAAAATTACAAGAGCGTGGTTCAAAAAGCATTTACACCAAGAAAGATTTTGTTCTCTACGGAAATTGTGACAAGTGATCCAAATGTTAAAGTGTCTGAATTGGGTTCTGCGGTACCAGTTCAAATGAAACAAGCCGCGCCATCCGCAGGAAGTATGGGATTCCCAGGAATTACTCAAATTGCAAATTATGCAAATGTTGCTGGCACATCGAATACATCAAATTATGCATTGACTGCAAGTTATGTGGATTTCTCACAAGCCACAGGCAATTTCAACGGAATTACCATCAACGGCGAAGCTGGTGCTACAGGCTCCATCAATACCAGTATCACAGTCGATGTTACTCCAGATTCTGGTTCTGTATATATCGATAGTATTCCACTTGGGGTTGGAAATACCGCAAAATGGCTTGTATCTATCAATGACGGTACAAATTACAAAGGTAGCGAAATGTTTGCAACTTGGAATAATAGCATGGTTAAATACTATAACACAGAAA